ATGTCGGCGACCTGGTTCGATCACGCCATCGCCACGGTGGCGCCGCGCATGGCCGCGCGCCGCGTGATGGCGCGTCAGGCCTTCGAGACCCTGACGCGGGGCTATGACGGCGCCGCACGCGGACGGCGCACCGAGGGCTGGCGCGCGCCCGGATCCTCGGCCGATACCGAGATCGGCGTCGCCGGGGCGCTCTTGCGCGACCGGATGCGGGATCTGGTGCGCAACAACCCGCATGCGGCCAAGGCCGTCGCGGTGCTGGTCAACAACATCATCGGCGCGGGCATCATGCCGCGCGCCGCCAGCGGCGACGACACGCTGGATCGGAAGGTCGATGCGCTCTTCGAGCGCTGGACGGCGGAGTGCGACGCCGATGGGCAGCTCGACTTCTACGGGCTGCAGACGCTGATCTGCCGGGAGATGGTCGAGGCGGGCGAAGTCCTGGTGCGCCGCCGCCTGCGCCGCGCGAACGACGGCCTGCCGGTGCCGCTGCAATTGCAGGTGATGGAGGCGGACTTCCTCGACGCCACGAAATCCGGCGTTCTTGGTGCAGGACGGCTGGTGCAGGGGATCGAGTTCGACCCGGTCGGCAAGCGCCGGGCCTACTGGCTGCATGCCGAACATCCGGGCGATGCCTGGGGCGCGCTGCAGGGCGGGCTCGGATCGCACGCGGTCCCGGCGACCGAGATCGCCCATGTCTACGAGAAGCAGCGCACGCAGGCGCGTGGCGTTCCCTGGGGCGCGCCGGTGATCCGGTCCTTGCGCGATCTCGACGATTACGAGGTAGCCGAGCTGGTCCGTAAAAAGACCGAGGCTTGCGTCACCGCCATCGTCTTCGGCGACGACGAGGCGCAGCAGGGTATCGCACCCTCCGTGGTCGATGCCGACGGCAATAGGGTCGAGCAGTTCGAACCGGGGCTGATTGCCTATGCCCGCGGCGGCAAGGACATCCGCTTCAATCAGCCCTCGGCCACCGGCGGCTACGGCGACTACAAGCGCGCCAGCCTGCACACGATCTCTGCCGGGTTCCGGGTGCCCTATGAGTTGCTCACTGGCGATCTCAGCCAAGTCAACTATTTCTCGATCTGCGCGGGCCTCGTCGAATTCCGTCGGATGATCGACGCCGTCCAGTGGCAGCTCTTCATCCCGATGTTCTGCGCGCCGGTCTGGCGCTGGTTTACGGAAGCCGCGTGGGCGGCGGGCCAGATCCCGTGGCCCATCGTGCCGGTCGAATGGTCGCCGCCGAAGTTCGAGGCAGTCGATCCGCAGAAGGATGCGATGGCGAACCTGCTCTCGATCCGCTCGGGCACCATGACGCTCGCCGAGGTGATCGCGAAGCAGGGCCGCAACCCCGACGCCGTTCTTGCCGAGATCGCCGCAACCAACGCCAAGCTCGATGCGCTGGGGCTGGTGCTCGACAGCGACCCGCGCCGCGTCACCAAGACCGGCAGCGCGCAGACGAGCGATCCGGCCGACGACGAACCGGACACCGACGACCCGACCGCCGACGCGGGCAATGACCCGGCGCAGGCCGACCAACAGGACTGACCTTCATGGACACGATGATCGAACTGCCGGCCATGCGCCGGTCGGCGGAGCTTGCGCCGAACACGGCCGACGCCGACAGCCGCACCGTCGAGGTGGTCTGGTCGGCCGGGGCCCGCGTCCGCCGCGCCACCTTCTTCGGCGAGCCCTATGACGAGGAACTGAGCCTCGACCCCGCCCATGTCCGGCTCGACCGGCTGAACGCGGGTGCGCCCTTCCTGAAGGTGCACGAGCTCGACACGCTCGACGCGGTGATCGGCTCGGTCGTGCCGGGATCGGCGCGGATCGAGAACGGACGCGGCATCGCCTTGGTGCGGATCAGCGAACGCGCCGACGTCGAGCCGATCTGGCGCGACATCCAGGCAGGCCACATCCGGGCGGTTTCCATCGGCTACCAGGTCCACCGCTTCGAGGTCTCGAAGCCCGAAGCCGCCCGCGAACTCTGGCGCGCGGTGGACTGGACGCCGTTCGAGGTCTCCGCCGTCGCGGTCGGCGCCGATCCCGCCGCGGGCTTCAGCTCCCAGCATCCCCTTCACGACTGCGTCCTTCACCGCCGGGACGCCCCTTCCACCACGAAAGGACCGATCCCGATGACCGACAAGACCCAGACCCCGGGAAGCGACGCCGCGACCCCCGCCACCACCCAGCCGACCGAGCCGAATGATACCGAGGACACCCCCATGACCGAGCCGAAAGCGGCTGCGCCCGACCCGAAGGTCGCCGCAGTGGAAACCCGCACCCAGCCGAAGCTTCAGAATACCGATGCCCCCGCGGCGCCCGACACCGAGGCCGTCGCCACCCGCGCCCGCGAGGCCGAGCGCGACCGGGTCTCCACCATCTACGATCTGGCCGGGCGGCTGAACCTCGAGCGCGGCTTCGCCGAGGATCTGGTCAAGCGCGGCGTCAGCGTCGATGAATCCCGCCGCCTGATCCTCGACCAGGTCGCCGCGAAGTCCGACGAGACCCGGACCTTCGGCCATGTCTCCGTGCCGCTCGGCGGCCGGGACGAGCGGATCACCCGCCGCGACGCGGTGGCGAACGCGCTCTTGCACCGCTACAGCCCGACGCTGTTCCAGCTGGAGGACGCCGCCCGCCAGTACCGCGGCATGACGCTGCTGGAACTCGCCCGCGAAAGCCTCGGCAACGCCGGGGTCAACACGCGCGGCCTGTCGCGCGACGAGGTGGCGACGCGGGCGCTGCACTCGACCTCGGACTTCCCCGAGATCCTGTCGGCCGTCACGAACAAGACGCTGCGGCAGGCCTACGAGGCCTATCCCCGCACCTTCATGCTGTTCTGCCGCCAGGTGCTCGCCACCGACTTCAAGGCCATGCACCGGGTCCAGCTCGGCGAGGCCCCGCAGCTGCTGGAGGTCGGCGAGAGCGGCGAGTTCAAGCGCGGCACGCTCGGCGAGAGCAAGGAGAGCTACAAGGTCAAGACCTATGGCCGGGTGGTCGCGATCACCCGCCAGACGCTGATCAACGACGATCTCGACGCCTTCACCCGGATCCCGGCCATGTACGGCAACTCCATCGCGCAGCTGGAAAGCGACGTGGTCTGGGGCATCATCACCGCCAACCCGGCGATGGCCGACGGCAACGCGCTCTTCCACACCACGCACAAGAACCTCGCCGGCACCGGCGCGGCGCTCGACGTGAGCAGCGTCGGTGCGGCGCGCGCGGCGATGGCCAAGCAGACCGGCCTCGACAAGAAGACGGTGCTGAACGTCCGCCCCGCCTTCCTGATCGTGCCCGCCTCGCTGGAACTGAAGGCCGAGCAGCTGGTCGCGCAGAACCTCGTGCCCGCCGCGACGTCCAGCGTGGTTCCGCAGTCGATCCGCACGCTGGCGCCGATCAGCGAGCCCCGCCTCGACGCCGCCAGCGAGACCGCCTGGTATCTGGCGGCCAGCCCGAACCAGATCGACACCATCGAGTACGCCTATCTCGAGGGCCAGCAGGGCGCCTACATCGAGACGCGCAACGGCTTCGACGTCGATGGCGTCGAGATCAAGTGCCGCCTCGACTTCGGCGCCAAGGCCATCGACTGGCGCGGCCTCTACAAGAACCCGGGCGCGTAAGGCCCACGTCCTGAACACTGACACGCGGGCGGTCCTCACGGGCCGCCCTCCGTCTTTCCAGGAGGATCACCCCCATGAAAAACTACGTCCAGCCCGGCAACACCATCACCCTGACCGCGCCCTATGCCGTCGCCTCCGGCGATGGCCTGCTCGTCGGCTCCATCTTCGGTATCGCCGCCGGAGACGCCGCCCTCGGCGAGAGCGTCGAGACCGCGCTCGTCGGCGTGTTCGACATCACCAAGGTCGGCTCCCAGGCATGGACCGTCGGCGCCAGGGTCTATTGGGACGACACCAACAAGCACTGCACGACGGTCGCGACCGACAACACGCTCATCGGCGTGGCGACCGAGGCGGTGGCGAGCGGCGCGGGCGACACCATCGGCAGGGTGCGCCTGAACGCGACGTTCTGATGAGCGCCTTCGAGGGTGTCGAGGCCATGCTGAATGGCGTCGTCACACGGATCAACGGCTTCATCGAGGGCGTGAACGCCGGGCTGGAGGCGCTCGGCGTCGAGCGGCGCATCGGGGTCATCGCCGAGCTTGATCTCGGCCGCCTCGAGAACCGCTTCGCTGGTGCGGCCACCGAGGCCGCAACGGCCGCACGCGATGCCTTCGCCTCGGCCTTCTCTGACAACCCACTCGCCGTTCCCGATCTCGGACTGACGGCGGCGGCCAGCGAAGCCGCTGCCTCGGCGGAAGCCTGGCGTCAGACGGCCTCCACGCTGGCCGACGGCGCGCTTCAGCCGCTTGCCGCACTCGATGTCCTGCGCGCCGCCGTCAGCAGCACCGGCACGGAGGCAGAGACGGCGCTCGATGGCGCGACGGTCGCTGCCGAGCGTTTCGATGCAGCACTGTCCGGTGAGGACGGGGCAGGACCGGCCGCCGCGCTCGACGAGACCGCCGAAGCCGCGGGTCGCGCGGGCGGTGCCATGCAGAGTGCGGCCGATGTCGCGCGCCAGTCCTGGGATGCGGCCCGCGCTGCCGTGGAACGCACGCAGGAAATCGCGAAGGGGCTGGCCGAAGACATCACCGGGCCGATCAAGGAGGCGCTGAAGTCGGGCGAGCTCAGCTGGCAGACCTTCGCGGGTGCCGTGGCGGGGATCGCGCGCAATCTCGCGAACCGCCTCATCGACCAGGCCTTCAAGCCGATCGAGGATGCGCTCTTCCGCGCCTTCTCCGGCACGGGCACCGGCGGCGGTCTCTTCGGCTGGATCGGGAGCGCCATCGGCGGGCTCTTCGGCATCGCTGGCTTTGCCCGAGGCGGGGCGTTCTCGCAAGCCGGCGAGGTCACGGCCTTCGCCCGGGGTGGTGTTGTGTCCCGTCCGACGGTTTTTCCCTTCGCGCGGGGGATCGGGCTCATGGGCGAGGCCGGACCGGAGGCGATCCTACCCCTGCGGCGCGGTCCGGGCGGGCGGCTCGGCGTAGAGGCCAACGGTGGTGGCCCGGCGCCCCAGCCCGCGACTCGCATCGTCAACGTGCTCGATCCCGCGATCGTTGGGGACTATCTCGCGACGCCCGCGGGCGAGCGGCTCATCGTCAACGTGATCCGGCGCAACCGGGGAGGTCTCGATGCCTGACCGGCTCTGGCCCTTCGCAGCGCAGACGCCGGTCACGGAAGTGCTGGAGTGGTCGACCGACGTCCTCGTCACGGAGGCTGGCGAACAGCGCATCGCGCTTCGCACGGGTCCACGGTCCACAGTGACCCTCTTGCATCTTCTCGATGCCATGGGGCTCGCCGAGGCGGCAGAACTCGGCCGTGCCGGGCAGCTCGACGACTGGATCCTGCCGCTCTGGCATCTGGCGCGCCCTGCGACGGCAGCGATCGACGCGGCTGACCTGACGGTCTTCGTCGACACGAGCGACGGCGCCTTTGACGGGGCGGCGCAGGCCATCATCGCTGCCGATGGCGGCAGGGCACATCTGGTCGAGATTGCCGCCGTGCTGTCCGACCGGCTGGAGCTTGCAGTGGCGGCGGGCGTCAGTCTCGCGCACGCCGTCGTGGCCCCGGTCGGCAGTGCCTTCCTCGCACGGCCCGTCGAGATCGACCGCCGCCGCCAGGGGCTCGGGACGGTCACGGCGAGCTTCACGCTCCGGCTCAGCGACGGCAGCGCTGCTGCCAGTCCTTATCCCCAGCACCTGGGGCTCGACGTGCTGACCGATCCAGCTGTCCTGCGCCAGCCGCTCGCAGAGACGCTCGGCCAGACCGTGGAAGCCATCGACAACGGCTTCGGGTCCGTCGTGCTCGAGCCCGTCCTCACCCAAGTCCAGCGCCGGTCGACCATCTCGCTCATCGACCGCGGCGCCGCGCGGCTGACTCGCCGGCGCTGGCTGCTCTCCCTGCGCGGTCGCCAGCGCGCCCTCTGGCTGCCGACCTGGGGCCGGGAACTGGTCCTGCAGGCCGCCGCCACCTCTGGCGCGACGTCCATTGTCGTCGCACCGCTCGCTGATCCCTCCATCTGGATCGGCCGACACCTGATGATCGACCACCCGACCGGGCCGGTCTTCCGCGAGATCACTGCCGCGGCATGGGACGCGCTCGGGATCCGGCTCTCGATCGCTGCCCCCGGCAAGAGCATTGCGCTTGGTACGCCCGTGCATCTTCTCCTGAAGGTCCGCTAGGATGCCGACCGGATCGAACTCACGCACGGCCCGAACCGGACCGAACTGGCGCTGCCGCTGATCGAGACGCCCTCATGACCTACGATCTTGCCGAGACCTCGACCGCCGAGGGGCGGCCGTATTTCCTCTACCTCTTTGCGGAAGGTGCGGCCGTTTGGCGCTTCACCAGCCGCGCGAGCGCCTGGACCTCGCCCGCGGGCGCGATCGGCGAGGAGACCGAGGATCTCATCTGGGAGCCCTCGGCCGCGAGCCACGGCTCCGTCGTCCAGAGCAGCGACCCGCGTCGGGTGGACCTGTCGGTGACCTTCCCGCTCTCCGATCCTTTCGCCCGCCGCTATCTCGGGCCCCGGGGCCGGTCGGTTACGACGCTCACCATCTACCGCGGCCACGAACAGGCCCCGGCCGAGGTGGTCGCGCACTGGAAGGGCCGCATCGTCTCGGCGCGCGTAGAGGGACGGCGGATCACGCTGCGCGCTGAATCGCTCTTCACCTCGATGCGCCGGGAAGGCGTGCGGGCGAAGTACCAACGTCTCTGCCGCCACGCGCTCTATTCCCGCGGCTGCCGCCTCGACATCGAGACCTTCTTCGTGGGCGGAACCGCGACCGCACGTTCCGGTCTCGAGATCACCGTGGCCGAGGCCGCGCTCCTACCGGACGGTTGGTTCCGTGGCGGCGTCCTGCGCCATGCGGGGCTGCTCGGGTTCATCACCGGGCACGTGGGGGACAAGCTGACGCTCGCGGGGCGCATGCCGGAGCTTGAGACCGCGATCGGCGATCCAGAGACGGTCGCCGTCATCGACATGGCGCCCGGCTGCGATCTCCGCCGCGACACGTGTGCCGCCAAGTTTGGCAACCTTCTGAACTTCGGGGGTTTCCCCGACATCCCGGGCCGCAATCCCTTCGGCGGCACCAGCATCGTCTGAGGGCAGCTCAGCCGAGGTAGCGGGAGGTGTTCTCTGTATTGAAGTTCCGCCAGACCGTCTGAATCCCGGCCCATTCGTGAAGATGAGCTTCCAACCGCTTGCGGAGCAATTCGTCCTCCAAAGCTGGATCGGCAGAGATGACGAAGGCCTCGAGTCCGCCTGCGCCGTACTGGCGCGCATAGTCGGGGAGAATGCCCCGACGGCTGATGTTGCGGTCAGTCCCGTCCTTCATCGCGCGATACCACCGCAGCGCGCCCCTGTGTCGGCTGAGGATATTCTTCGAATGACCGATGCGGATACCGCGCACCGGCCAGAGGACTTCAACGTAGACGCCGGCGCAACGCGGCAAGTTCTGACCGTGACCCATTCGCCAGTCCATGTTCAGGGGAAGGCCGAGGAATGTCGGCTGTTGGCCAGACAGTGAGTGGTCAGTCTCAAGCATGTAATTATCTCAACGTGTCGTGTCGGCGCCGCCTTATGGGGAAGCAAAAAGACGCCTTGACGTAATCCTCGTCTAACTTCGTGATCCCTTAGCCGGGCTTCCTGGCCAGAATGTGACCCAGATCGGTCACGGCCCAGAATCAACATCACTGCGCGCACGCCGGCGCGACTGCCACCAAGGACGACGACATCGTGACCCGCGTGGCGAGCGATATCGCCGGCCAGCGACTGTCCTTCTCGCTCGCGGGCCCGACCGGCCCAGCCGGGGCCACGACCATCGCGGGCGTGCACGTGAAGCAACTGGCACAGCTCGGCACCGCCGGTCCGACCGGGATCGCGGGCTTCCTGCGCATGGGGGGCGTGGACTATGACGCTACGCCCGGCACGCCCTCGGCCGACCTGCCATCGCCGGTCTATTCGAGCTGGGATCTGAACCCGGCCGACAGCACCCCCTGGACGGCGGCGACGCTGCCGGCGGAAGCGGGGATCGTCTCGTCATGATCTTGCCCCGAACGGACAAGGGCGACCTGAGGATGTCGGAGGCCGAGTTCCGGGCCTTCCTGTCCCAGGCCGCGGAAGAGGGCGCGAAGCGTGCGCTCGCTGATGCCGGGATCGACGGCAAGGATGCCGCCCTCGACATTCGCGATCTCCGCTCGCTTCTCGACTGCATCCGCTTCGTACGCCGCACCGCGGTCCAGACCGCCGTCCATCTCATCACCACCGGCATCATGCTCGCGCTCCTTGCGGGCATCTGCATCGAAGCGAACGAAAATTCCTTCACCGTGGACTTGAGTGGCCGGCACCCAGTTCGGTGCTGCCCGTGCGAGCGGGGCCCGTGGAGCTGCCTCATCTCCCATTCCTTCGTCAGGAGACTCGACTCGTGTAAATCCAAGGAGGGCGTTCACCTCTTCATCTCCGCCTCGGTCAGGGTCTTCTTCCCCGAGTCTTCAATGACTTCCCAGGTACGAGCGGCAACTGCGCCTATCGTATCCAACATCTCTTTGCGGCTAGGACTGTTCATGGCGCCAGCGCCGTCGTTTGCGGCGAAGGGATCGTAGGTGTGACGCATGATGGAGAGCATCGCGCCGGTAAGCCCTCGGTCCAACGCCCGTGGCGAGAACGGCGTGACGGATTGAGCTTCGACGTGCTGATAGAAGGTCGCGTGGTAATGCTCGAAGGTCTCGTAATGCGACAAGTCCCGAGGCCGCGCCCACGTCAGCACAGTGGCCACCAGTCCTGGCGGCGTTCGGCCCACACGGCTCGTCGCCTGGATGTACTCGGCCGTTCCCTTGGGTTGGCCGTTTACGACCATCACTCCGAGACGATTCACGTCGACACCGACCGACAGCATGTTCGTCGCGAGAACTGCATCGATCGGCCGGGCCTCCCCTGGCTTCCTATTGGTCACCCATTTGCCTAGTGCTGGGTCGAAGGTGCCATCGAAAGGAACCTCGAGCTGATCGAGGTATCTCGGGATGTCCTGACTGGAGACCCGCGATGTCAGTTCGCTGATTTCCTCGACCCGCCGCTGCGCGAGCCCCGGTCGGTCCACCAGGCTCATATCAACACGGAAGGAACGCGTTTGGACGTCGTCTTCGGCCAGACGCTTCATCCCTCCGAGTTCTCGCAGCGAGTTGAAGTAGCCGACGAGGGTCATATAGGGGTCGGCCACCGGGCCGAACCGATCGAATAGCGCCTGCGCGGCGGTGAGGAACGCCGTATAGGTTCTGATCAGCACTGCAGGGCGAGAGCTGCCGGGAGCGCAGATTCCCATGTACCGTCGACTGGGTCTCTCGAGAATGGGTCTCTGGACCAAGAAGAAATTGTCTTCGACGTCCAGGCCGGAAGGCGGAAACACGGAAATTCGGCGCATGAAAACGTTGCGCACCTGGTCGTCGGCCCGCCGCACGGTCGCGGTGGAAGCCACGACCTTGGGACGAACCTTCTCGTCGCCCAGAACCCAGCTGCTCAGTTCGTCGACGGCCGTTTCGTAAAGACCCACCATGGTGCCCAACGGACCGCTGATGAGGTGGAACTCGTCCTGGATGATCAAGTCTGGTGGTCGAATTGCGCGGACCGGCTTCACACTGGCGGCCGGATATGCCCCCCTCGCTCGGTGCCCCGTGCCGCAGTCGTGACTCGGCCAGAGCAAGCCATGGCGTCCGCATTCCTGCTCGACGCGGCCGAAAAGGTTCCGAACCTCGGGACGCCACGCCATCATCGCGAACTTGTCCACGGTCGCGATCATCATCGTCGGCGGGCGGTGATAGATTTCCTCGTCGACGACTTTCACGGGAAGCCCCGGGTGAGGCTGCCCAGTGGATTTCGCCTTCGAGAAATCGCAGCCGCCCAGCTTGTCGCCGCAGTAGATCAGCGTTCGGCCGGCGATCCTGTCGACCTCGATGTCGCGACCTCCGGAGATCTCCGAACCGCACCAAGGGCAGCTGGTCAGTTGTGCAGGCGAAGCGATTCCCGCTTTGTTGCGGTCGTTGTTTCGAATGGCTTCGACAGCCTGGTGAGACGCATCTGTCGTGCCCGGTGTCACGCGATTACCGACCCAGAGACCTAGCGAAAATGGTTCCTTGCCCCAGGTCTTGTCTTCTGCACGACGGATGACCTCCATCGCGCAGAGCAGCGTCGTCGCCCTCTGGAACTGCTGCAGAGTCAGCAGTCGCAGTGTGTACCGCATGATGACGGCGAGACCACGTGATGCGTCGAGACCGCCGAGATCATTCTTCAATCGGCGCATGCCATGGCGAAGGCCGCCACACCGAGATAGGCCTCGGTCTTACCACCACCCGTCGGGAACCAGAGGAGATCGGCGAACGCCTCGACTGGCTTCGTCCGGTCCGGGTGAGTCGGATCAGAGAGCGACGGGATCGACAGGAGCAGGAACGCCAGCTGGAACGGGCGCCACGACCTGTTCTTCGGCACGTTCAAAGTGGTCACGTCGACGGCTTCGTTCCGTCTGCGCTTCAGAGCGTAGATGCTTCGGACACGCTGCATGGCCATGAACCGGTTGGCGAAGCGGAATGCCTCCAGCGCCTTCGGATCGGCGAAAAGCGTGCCCATGCCCTCTCGAAGGCGGCGCAGGATCTCCTCGCAGCGCTCAATGACGTCCTTGCCCGGATCGTCGAAGCCGGTGATCTCGGACCCTAGCCGGGCCTTCTGCTCACCGATCCAGACGGCGTAGTCGTCGACGAGGCAGGAGAGGGCTTCGCGCAGCGCGTCCGGCGCCATCTCCGCCAGCCGCGTCATGTCGAGCCAGCCCTCGTCGACCATGCGCCGCATGGCTGGACGGTCCCTTGGGTCAAGCCCGGGCGTTTCGGTGACAGCGACTTCGTAGCGCGGGATAATCTCGGTTCTGACGCGATGCGCCTTCGTCGGCTCCTCGGGCGTCGTATCCGCGTGAACGGACACTCCGTGGCCGACCGCGAACTCGAGCCGGTTGCGATAGATGAGGGCGAGACGGTCACGTTCCGGGTCGTCGACTACAACTTCGTTGGAGGGGCGACGCCGAAAGACCGACCTGTCACCGTGATCTTCGGGGGCCTCGACAGTGATCTCCGGCTGGAACAGCCATGCGCGATCCTTGTTATCGTCGGGCTCCAGCTGTCCGTTTACGAGGAACAGAGTGACGAGGCGTTCGCCCTTGGCATTCGTCCGAACCGTGCCCTGTAGACGAATGTCGGGTTGGTCGGCGTCGGGAGTGGACGGTTTGATCTGACCGTCGACGAGCGGCAGCGAGACGACACCGCCACAAGGGATGCGGCGCCAGACCCTGACCTTCACCTCTTCTTCTCGGCCGGTCTGGCGGTTTCGCCGGGTCTTGGTGATGTCATGCTCATCATTCGGGACGCGCTCGTAACGGCCCCACCGAGCCTCTACCGCCAAAGCCTGCACATCTGGCGCGACGCAGAAGGTCAGCCCCATGCTCGAAGGCACCAGTGACTGGTTGTTTGTGGTGTCGATCTCGTCGAGCGCGTCGTCTTCGGGCTCCACCCGGCCGGTGGCACTCGGGAATTCTGCCCCCGGCTCGTGCAGCGAGGCGGTCCGCTCTTCCTCGAGGTCCCCGGCCTCATCGGCGGCGGAAGCCGGTTCCACCTGAGCGGTCTGATCGTCCCCCGGGTGTCGGGGCGCCAACTTGCCGACGAGGTAACGATCGCGGACGCTCATGTCCTTGATCAACTCGCGTGGCCCTTCCGCGGGGCCGAGTAGGTCATCCCGCACGGAAAGCTCGAGAAGATCGCGAACGTAGACCACGTCCTGGATCAGCGGCACCGCGTCAGGTGAGGCGGCGCCGAGCAACGGAAGGACGCGCAAGAAATCACCCCACGGCAGCCGTGTTGCCGGTGCGCTGGGCGCGGTCAGGCCGAGCGCGGTCAGGGGAGCCGCCGGGTCTATGGCTTGAGCCTGATCGAAATAAATGGTTCGACCATGGGCATCCGACCGGATGCGCAGAATGCGGCCGACGATCGTCACCGCATCGACGTCGGACCCTACGACGACTGCCCAATCACCAGGGGCGACCACACTTTCGTCGGTGGGACCAGATCCGAGACGGACGGCGTATCCGGTTGAGGCAGGTTCCCCGCGGATGATCCACGCGGTATGCTGGGGGGCGGCTTGTTCAATCAGCTCGGTCAT